TTGTTCTTCTCTACCAGTTCCCAAGCCAACATTAACTGTTACATCCATCGTGACATTCCACGATCTGGGATCTACCGGAACGTACTCAGCGCCAGCGACACGCATCATCTGCTGTTCGTCTACATTTTCGTGCATGACCTTCAGCATTAGGGTGAACATCTTACGCATACCGCCTTCAGCAAGATTGCGCGCCATAACCTCAATCTGTCCGGCCTGCGCTTGAACGGTGGCATTAACTGCGGCTGCGGTTACGTTTTGTAGTGCGTCAGGCGATAGCCCGGTAGACGCCTTGGTAACACCCGTCTTGTTCTCAATCTCCATGTCGAGATACTGAAGGGCGGTAAGTGTCTGGCCCGCAACAAAAGGAACCGCTTGAGGCTGTATCGCCCCGGGCTGTTTAACCCGAATGATCCCGCCAATCTCATTGTTTAGTAGGTCATCTATGTTGACAGCACCATCAAGGATCTCAATGCGCGGGCTATTCGTTAGCGCCACATTATCCAGAACGCCACGCAACATGGCGGTCGATGCGTCTTGGTCATTGATAATTAAATCAGCAACAGATCGACCATAGAAGGTGTGCGGCTCTGGATCCACTTCAAATACAGCGAACGGGATGTGCGAGCAAGCCATGTAATCCAGCAGCTTGTAAGCAGCCCCGCCAAGAGTCACCTTCTGAAGCGTGGGTATGCCGCTTCCGGTAACATCTATCTTCATGTAGACCTCAGTGACGGCTACAAGACGCATTGAGGGGTCTTGAATGTCCTCGTCAGAGTAGTCCTCTTCGTAGCCCCTACGCTCAAACTCCTCAACCTCTGAGAATGTGTCTGAGTGCTGAAGCCCGGTCAGATCCTTAACGTCCTCATAGTCATACCCCATAGAAATCAAGTCGCCAATACGCATCTCTGTGCGGTGGCTGACGGCATACGCCTCATCTATGCTTCTGGCGTTACGGTCAACAAAGAACTCTTCTGGGGGAACCGACTCAATGCAAATCTTGCCAACATCTTTATAACGCGCAATCTTGAGATCGTAGTACGGTGACTCTATCTCCATGCCCATCTCATCAATGGTCATCTCTACGCGCTTTGTGGACTCAATTACCTCAACGTCATCATCCATCGTGATGACTCGGTACTCCATCTCGTTAAGGTTTTCAAAGTCGTATGTCTCTTGCTCTTGGTAGTTGTCCCAATAGACCTTAACTATCCCTGACTTTTTAACCAGTGCATCGTGGAATGCGTCATTCAGAACGCGGTAGCCGTTATGCTCATTGAAGACGTAGTGCATATATTCGGTGGCCTGCTCTGCAGCCTGTACGTCTTCTGGCCCCCTTGGCACATACTCTACAGGCTTGTCCGTAGACAAGAATACGCGCATAAGTGACGGCTTTATGGCCCGAATGGTGTCACGCACCTTAGTGGCAACAACCTTCGATCGGCCCTCTTCCTCGCCGATATCTACCTCGCCGTCAAAGTATCGCTGCGCCTTTATTCGATCTTCAGCAATCTCAGATTCAATAAAGTCAACGGAGTCCGTAACCGCTTCTCGGGCGATTGATTCAATTTCCTGCTCTGTCATTGGCTTGAGCATTTAGCTGTCTCCATCCATGAGCGCGCTGACCGACGTAGCCCCCTCTGCTGTAATCGGCAGGCCTACTCTCTGAGCAACCTCATTAATAAACGATGCCTTAGCATCAGACAGCGAACCTTTATCCATAGCCTCTTTAATGTATCTTAACGCGGCCTGCACCTGCGGCCCTCTTTGCCGCGTCAACCCTCTGGCGATGTCGGCAAGAATTCTTTGTCGCTGCGCCTCTGTCACCTCGCTAGATGTGCCGGTAATTATACTAACAACTCGCTTTGTTGCGCTTAAAGGCTCGCCGCGAGCTATTGAGCCAAGAAAACCCGGCTCCAGCATATCATCAATCTGCTTGCCCACCTCTATACGCCTTGCGGTTGCGCTATTCGGTGCGACTGACGACAAAAGCTCTAGCGACGAACGCACCTCTTCCAACTTCCTGCTAAGCCGCTGATACGCGAGCGGTGTAAGTATTGCTTGTAGCTTTCTACGGCTTGCTACAGTGCCAAGATCCATAACGGCCCTTCTTGCGGCGGTGACTCCCTCATCGCCACCCGTACTAATGAAGTTTCTTGCGTTGGTCATTAGCTCTTCTAACTGGTTTCTTGCGCCAAGCCTCATGGCTGCAAGTTGGTCGGCAGAGGCCTCTCTTGTTGCGTACAGAACCTCCTCCACTGTGGTTGATGGTCGGAACAACACAGACCCCATCTCCGCCGCCTGTCGCTCAAGAATGCTGTCGCCGCCGAGCTTCACAGCTTGATCATACTGAGGCACAGCTTTACCAAGCGCAGTACGCAACTGACCAGCAACTTTATCTATAGGCAGACCCACGCCCTTTGGCCTTTGCGTGATTGGGTCAAAGAACTCAGGCCCATATGCAATGTTTTGCAGGCCACGCTTTAAGAAGTCTAGCTGTATGACGTTAGGCTGCTCTTGGAAAACCACAGACCCATCATCAGCTATATTTACCTTAATTTGTCGATCAGTAATTTCTTCAAGCTGCATTAAATCGTTCGCGTCTTTAATTGCTTTCTTTAAGTGCTTGCTTGGTATCCTGTTTACAATGCTTAGAATCGCCTCGCCTGCCGGTGATGTGTAATCAATCGGGCTGGAGTAAGCCGCTTTGTACGCAGCGTTTCTGGCGGGAGCAGACCGGCCTGTAATAGTCTCAATAATCGTTCTTTTGCCCGTAGGGGCCGCACCAAGAACCTGATCCATCATCTGGCCCAACTGAGCAGACATTTCTGATGCGCGGCCTTCTACGGCCTCTCGTCCTATAGATGCGGCCTCGCCAGTAGCGCCTAGCGTCATGACGGCGTCTAGCAAGCTCCTTGTAGCTAGACTCGAATCAGCAAGCATTCCAGACTCGCCAGCCCTTTGAATGGCTGACAGCGCATCCTCTAGGGTTCCGCCATTTCTAATAGTGTTGGCAATGATCATTCCAGCCCCGGGTGACACGTTCAGCTTTTCTGATATTTCTTTGATTGCGGCGTCTGTCTGCCTTCTGCTTGTGGCCCCTCTTGTCAACAGAGACGCTGCGCCACTGAACAGCCCGCCCAGCGTAAAACCAAGCGCGGCATCTCTAGCTGCTGCTGGGAGCCTGTCAAGAAACCCGCCTTCTGCCGCCCCAAATCCAGATACTCCAGACTCTAGGGCAGCTAATCCGGCCCCGCGTGCTGCTTGGGTTGCCAGCGATCCTCCTACAGCGCCGGGGGCGAAGACCGCAGCGGGCGCAGAGCCTGCAATCCTTGCAACTAGACTTGCGCCGGGAGCCTGCTCTTCTGTAGCCCTCTGGATGGCTTCCATTTTCTGTCTAGCGTCAGGACTGATTGCACCCACCATCTCTGGAATGTACTCGCCAATGAATGGTATACCTTGCGATGCTTTAAGAGCAGCGGCTGTCAATGGCGACTCACCAATTAGGCTGATATTTTCAAGCTCTCGGCGCTTTTCCGCAGTGGGATCCATAGAGCCAAATGACTCCATAATGCGCTTAATCACATCCTGATTGGTCGTGGAGTACCGTGGCGATACAAAGGCAAGCCCTTCGGCGGTTTGCACAACTCTGCCTCCATCCGGGGCGTTCATAACGACAACCTCGGCCTCTGACGGCTGCCGCGCCTTTTTATCTAATACGGCTTCTAGGATTGACGGCATTAGTGTAGTTGTTCCCATTCTCTAAGGATTTGACCAATGGATTTGCCCTGACCCTTGCCTACTTCTAGGAATTCGGCAAAAAGTATCGGCTCATTATCGACGTAAACAACAGCTCCTAATGTGGTTGCGGCGAGATCAAGTGTATTTCTCAGCGTGTTCATTTGACCAACATCAGTTGACCGCGACCCAGCGGCAAGCTCCCCTAGTGCAGAGGCAAGGCTGTTACGGGACATCATATAGTCAAGGATAGCCTCATTGGCTCCCGCCTCTTTTTCTAGTGACGGCATATAGCTTTGCGCATACCGAGCGTCAAAATCTGTCTGAGGCCCCTTGTTCTGCCGCAGCTCTTCTGCCACAAGCGTTGATGTGAACGCCTGCAGCGTTTGCGCGTCAGCTATCGCGCTTTCATCTACCGGCATACCCAATGACTGCGCGAACGATCTCACCCGGTTCTTTGTGTCCTCAAACCGCCCTGTTGGCACGCCTCTATCGAACATCATCTTTAGCTGACCAAGTTGTGTATTCTGACTTCTACCCAGCTTTCCTGACTCAGCATACGCGCTTATCTGCTCTGGTATTTGTTTTGCTAATGCTGTTGCAAAAGCATCCTGACCAGTATTGATGCTGATTCCGCCTGCCGCACCTGCGGCCTTAACAGCATCGGCTTCGCTATAGCCAATACCTTTGTAAAACGCGACCTTCTCGCTGAAGGCTGACGGCTTTTGAGTCAACGCAGCTAGGCCGATCTTTGCCAAAGAAGGCTCTGCTTCCACCAGATTAGCGAGATCTTCATGCCCAGCCTTGCGAAGTGCTGCAACCGTGGCGCTGCCTTGCGACTTCAGCAATCTCATCTTCCGGCTTTCATCCAGAACATTTTGAGCGTACTTAACTGCCGCGCCACCGCCTCCAACTGGGCCGCGCAATGGCTCCAGCGCCATAATAAATCGCGCTACGTTTTCCTCATCCTTAAAGAAATTAGAAACTCTATCAGCAAAGCCAACTTTTTTCTCAGTATCCTGCACCACCGGAGCCACGTTGCTAAGTATTCCACCAGAAGACGCGGGGCGTGCCACGGTTGCGGTAAGCTGACGATTGGTGTCCCGAGGATCGTCAAACGGAATCATACCAACTCTATTATCAAGCAGTCCCATTCTATTTTCCTAAAATGTTAAGCATGTTCATCAGCGAGCCGGTAACGCTTTGCTGCTGCCCAGATGGACTCGCCATAAGCACATTCCCGCTATTGTTAAAAATTGTCGGGTCTGGAGCATCTTGAGCGTCAAAAACAGACGGGTCAGACTTGTATATTGCCTGCATAATTTGCATCGGATCCATGCCGGATGACCCAAGGTTTCTGCTTTGCGGCGCTACCGCATTGGCAATTTGAGTCGGACTCATTCCAGTAGGGTTTGGTACACCCATAACCGACTGATTGATTTGAGACATATTCATGCCTGTAGGGTTTGGTGCGGCCTGCTGTGGCATAACAGTTGCGGCAACTTGCTGTGGTGTCATTCCAGTAGGATTTGCTTGATATTGCGCCTGCATCCTCTGAATGTTCTGCATTGCATTTTGATATGGATTCATAACACTTTTCCGTAATCAACCATTAAGTAGCCGTCAGTATCTATCGCAACAGCAGAAGGAATTACCTCTGCAACTTCTTGCGCCAAGACGCCAATCTCTGGCGTCCTAATCCCTTTGCCACGCGCTATCTCATTCCAACGCCATGTGTAAACCCCAAGACCATTCTCAAGCTCACCAACCTTCTTGACATCATCTTTCAGCCTAATATCTGACATCAAGGCGAAAATCATAGCTGCACTTTGACCCACATCAAGTAAGCCCGGTCGGCCTCCCTGCGTGGTGGTGCTGGGAATCGGAACCCCGCTCAATGCCGAGGTTAGCATTCCAAGCTGATCTTGAAGCTGCCCAGAGTACGCCCCGTATTGACCGGCCCCTTTATCCATCAGGCTCTGCATAAGCATCTGTTGCAGTAGACCCTGCTGCTGCATACCCTGCAAGGCAGATTCCGCCTGAGTAAATCCGAGGTTTCCAAGTTTGGCTAATTGCGTACCAGCGCCCAATCTCATGCCAGCGCCCTGTAATCCAGCCGCCTGATTGGCGAGATTAGCTTGCAATTCCTGCTGCCTAAAGCCGCTTCTAGCCGCATTGATCGCAGCCTGATTCGCCAGTGAAGCCTGCAAGCCTGCCTGCTGATTAGCCATACCCGCTTGAAATCCGGTCGCCTGATTCGCCAGAGCGGCTTGTAGCGCCTGTTGAGCGTTAAGCTGACCCGCCTGTTGACGCCTTGCAACATCCTGTTGTGCAAGCTGTGCAGCCGTTGTGAAGCCTTCCTGTCTCAGTTGACCACCCGTCCTCGCTTGCTGCTCTAGCGCATTACGGGCTATCTCAGCCTCCATAAGAGCGCCCCTTGAGCCACCAAACGCGCCTGCGGCTTGTGCTTGTGCAGCCGCCTGATTTGCCTGCATTAAGCGATTGCGCTCAATATCAGCCATAGATTGATCTATGACCTCAGTGGTATAAGGGTTATAGAATCGCTCTATGTCTGCTTGCGTAGTTTGTGCAGCCTCCATGCCGGGGGAGGAAACGCGCTCAAACCCAAGATTAAAGTCTGCACCAATCCTAGCCGGGTCATACCGAGTGGCAGACACATTCATAGGCTGATAACCCATGATGTCTCTTGCCCCTCCCATAGCGTCATATATGCTTTGGGATGCAGCTTGAAACATATTAGGTGTGCCAGTGGTTTGCCCAGCGGCTGGTGAAGTAGGCACAGGCGTCCTGCCGCCAGTTTCATTTGGAATAATTGCAGGCTGAACAGTTCCTTGGGCGACAGCAAATCCTTGGCCCGTTGTGTCTGCTGGCGGCGGATTCACAACCCCGCCCCCTTTCCCGCCAATAGACCCAAGATTGTAGGGGCCTTGCGGCAGCTGACCCTCTGGGGGCATGGCTGGAATTGATCCCGGAGCGCGCATATTGCCTACTGAGCTGCCCATTATATAAACCTCCCCATGTCAAAGTTTGGAGGCCACGGCAGATAATCAGGATATCCCGGCGGCCTGCCGCCTTGCCCGGGAAGACCGGGATTAGTTTCCTCAGTGCCATAAGGAACAAAAAACTTATTAAAAGCAGCCGCCTGCCTTGGATTTCTAGCCTCAAACTCAGCCCGCGCCTGTTCAAACAAGTCGCCAGAAGAGTACCCCATCAATCCGCCACCAAAATCTCTTGGCGCTGGCATTCCAGCCATAGCGTCTGCGCCCATAGGCGCAAGTCCATACGCAGCAGCCGCATCATATGCCCCCTGCATACCCGCTTGTTGCATTGGGGTAAATGCGGCGACATCCGGGCCATAATATGGCTTATAGCCAACCTTTCCTCCAGCTTTTGCTAAAGCGATTGCGTCTTGAGAGGCGCGTTGCGCCCACTCAGGCATTTCTACGGTTGTCTCTTGTTTGCCGCCTAGCAAGTTGCTCATTTAAAACTCCTTCATCAACACGGTAAGCGTGTTTTTGTAACCCTTATCACTTAAAACCCTTTGCCACCCCTTACGACCGGCAATGCTCATTATCGTGCATCCATTTACCTTGGCGTAATACACGGCCGACTCATCCATATCGACTATCGTATCCATGTTTCCGCCAGCAAGAAAAACGTGAAAAGCCCTTTTTCTTGGATACACAATTATCTCTGTAATGGCGCAGGCATCTTCAGCAGGCCAAAACTGCATCGCTCCCGTCTTGACCGCGTAAACGATGTCTTCAAACTCATGGGTATTGCCACCCCTATCTAAAGCCGCCTCTATCCACGGCCTGCATCTTTCAAGTTCTGCGTCAAGCTCTTCCATTATACCATTAGCTATTGGCTAATTCTTACGATACTCAGCGTTGAAGAAGGCGCTGCTGGCTCGCTCGCTATTGAACTAGCAATTGCCTCTAGCTTGCCGCTGGCATCATCTACAGCCGCCATAACCTTCAGTGTATCCTCGGCATTTACAGTAAATAATGCAGTCCTAGACACCACCAGAGCAGCGTTGTTTTGATGTAGAGCATTCTTCATCGTGCTGTTTGCTACGTTTGATCCATTGATCTGGGGCCAAAACGCGAAATTAACCGTACTAGATGATGACGAGGAGATTTGTGCCGAAAAAGACACCATGTATTTTCCAGCCTCCTCGAAGGTAATCTCACTCCCCGATACACTCAGCCCAGTGTTATTGCTGTCTGCCGTGTAACTTAATGCTGTTGCCGTATTCGCTGTAAACGTCACGTTTGAGCTAATGTAAAAAAATCCATATCCGTCAGCTAGGACAATCTGGCGAAACTCACTGCCTTTAGATACAACTGGGTAGCCGTCAGTGTCCCATAAAATGATACCGTCATTTGTTGCCTTATCATCTGCATCTTTGAAAGCAACAGTTGACCTGACTCTTGACAAGTAGTCAGATAAATCTTCTGCCCACTGATCCGGGTTGTCCGGTGCGTAGGGTGGCGGTCGCTCTCTACTCAACGCCTACCGCCCCCAGAAGCCCGCATCCGTAAATCACCAAACCGCCAGTTATTGCCTTCGCCGCCATCAATCCGCAGCTTCACTTGCCGCCCGGTAAACCTAACACTCATTGGATTGGCGGGGTTATATGGCCCGTGAGTGGTTTCTGTATCATTTGGATAGAACTTGGTCTTAAACTTCAAGGACACTTCGCCCTGAGTATCTTCCTCTGGGATCACTTCTGTAACGCGA